TTTTCCTGTTTTTGGGAATAATCGCTATGAGTATGCTTATATTGCTGATGAGTATCCTGACGATATTCTTTGGGATGTCAGTAAAATACTTATTGCCTATCTTGATATCGAAGTTGGATCCGAGAACGGATTTCCTGAACCAAGAGATGCAAACGAAGCAATTACAGCTATCAGCATCAAAGTCAAAGATAATTATTTTGTGTTTGGTTGCGGCGATTATATCAAGCACCGTGACGACGTGCACTATGCAAAATGCCGAGATGAATCAGATCTCATACGAAGATTCCTTGATCTATGGAGCCGATGGCATCCAGATGTAGTCACTGGTTGGAATGTGGAGCAATTCGATATTCCTTATCTTGCTAATCGTATCATTAAGGTTCTTGGTGAGGATGAAGCCAAGAAACTCTCGCCGTGGAATCGTATTAGTAAACGCGAAACGACGAAGATGAATCGTCCAGTAGAGTTCTATGATATTTCTGGAGTTGCTATTCTAGATTATATTCAACTCTATCGTAAGTTTACTTATTCACAGCAAGAATCTTATCGTCTTGATAACATTGCTCATGTTGAGTTGGGTGAAAAGAAGTTAGATTATTCTGAGTTCGAAACTCTCCATCAACTTTACAAACACGACTATCAAAAATTCATTGAGTATAACATCAAGGACGTCGAACTTGTTGAGAAACTCGAAGACAAGATGAAGTTGATTGAACTTGCGTTGACTCTTGCATATGATAACAAGGTCAACTATGATGATGTGTTCACGCAGGTTCGTATGTGGGACACGATTATCCACAACTATCTTCTACGAAAAAAGATTGTGATTCCTCAAATTTCTCATAGCACAAAGAGTTCGCAGTACGAAGGTGCATATGTTAAAGATCCTATTTTTGGTATGCACCAATGGGTTGCGTCGTTTGACTTGAACAGTCTGTATCCGCACTTGATTATGCAGTATAACATCTCAATGGAAACTTTTATTGAGCCAAAGTCATATACTGATAACATGCGCGGGTTTATCAGCAACTGTAATATTAATGTGGATAATCTACTCAATCAACAAGTTGATACGAGCATCCTAAAAGATCTTGGTGTTACCGTAACGCCGAATGGTCAGTTGTTTCGCATTCAAGAACAAGGTGTGCTTCCTGAGATTATGGATAGCATGTATAAAGACCGTACACGCTATAAGAAATTAGCAATTGAAGCCAAGAAAAAGATCGAAACTGTTCTTGAAGATAAGAATCAAGTGACATATCTCGAGAAACAAGTTGCGCGATATAATAATCTACAGTCGGCAAAGAAGGTTACTCTAAACTCTGCTTATGGTGCGCTTGGTAATCAATACTTCCGCTTCTTTGATACTCGTATCGCCGAAGGCATTACAACGGCAGGTCAGTTGTCTATTCGTTGGATTGAAAAGAAGATCAATCAATACATGAATAATCTGCTCAAAACTGATGATGTAGATTATGTCATCGCTTCTGATACTGACTCGATTTATTTGAACATGGGTCCGCTAATCAAGAAACTTTACCCAGATACTTCTGACACCAAGAAAGTTATCAAGTTTATGGATAAGGTTTGCGATGATAAGATCCAGCCGTTCATTGATGCGTCGTATGAAGAATTAAAAGAATATGTAAATGCGTTTCAACAGCGCATGGAAATGAAGCGTGAGTCTTTGGCTGACAAAGCAATCTGGATCGCTAAGAAAAACTATATTCTCAATGTCTACAATAGCGAAGGTGTGGCGTATGCCAAACCGAAACTCAAGATGATGGGCATCTCAGCGATTCGTTCGTCTACTCCATCTGCTTGTCGCGCAAAGATTAAAGAAGCAATCAATATTGTCATAACACAAACTGAAGATGATTTGCATAAATTTATCGAAAAGTTTCGCAGTGAGTTTAAGAAACTCTCTGTTGAAGATATTGCATTCCCAAGATCCGTTAATGGTCTAAAAGAGTATGCTGATGCTGCGCATATCTTCAAGAAAGGCACACCGATCCATGTTAAGGGCGCGTTGGTGTACAATAATTTGTTGAGAGAAATGAATCTCACCAAACGGTATCAGGAAATCAAGGAAGGCGAAAAGATCAAGTTCATCTATCTTAAACAACCAAACATTTACAATAACAATACTCTTGCGTTCTTGTCTGGTATTCCCAAGCAGTTGGATGCTGAGCAATATATTGATTACGATCTTCAGTTTGAGAAATCATTTCTTGAGCCGCTAGATATTATTCTTTCTTCGATTAATTGGCACGCTGAAAAAATTGAATCACTGGATAGTTTCTTCTCATGATTAGTATTGTAATGCCCACTTTATGGAAGGGCAAATTTTATAAAGAGATGCTCCCGATCTTGTCTGATCATGAGTTGGTGGGTGAGATCATAATTATCGACAATGATCCTGGTAATGTCGATAAAGAAATTGTTTCGCTTAAAAAAATTAAATATCTTCCACAAAAAGAAAACATCTACGTCAATCCTGCGTGGAATCTTGGTGTTGAAGTCTCATCATACGATCGCATTTGTTTATACAGTGATGATGTTCTATTTGATACATCAGTTATCGATGCAGTTTATCCCTTCATGTCTGAAGATAAAGGAATAACTGGCTTTGCTTTTGATTCTATATCTGAGAATCATCAATCGCTATTCAGGGCTGACTGGGAAATACCTCAAATTGTTCCTACATGGACATTTCATTATAGATTTGGCATCTGTATGTTCATGCATAAAAATAGTTTTCATAAAATTTCAGATGACTATAAAATCTTTTATGGCGACACACACCAGTTTGATGTAAATTCATCGTTGAATCGGCAAAACTATAGAATTGAAAACTATGCATGCATGACAAAAATGAAGAGTTCGTCACGCAACTTCAACTCTATCACTGAAGAGGATAGTAGAAAATATAAAGAAAACAATCCAAGCGAAGGTTTGGTTATGAATTTAATGGAAGAGTTAGCAAGGAGTTTGTTATGATTTCTGTAATAGTTCCAACAATGTGGCGTGCACCGCACTATAAAAAGATGCTGCCTTTATTGGACAAGCACCCTTTGGTTGGAGAGATTATTGTCATTGACAATGATACATCACAAACTGATCAAAGCATTTTCGATCTAAAGAAGATCGTTTATCTTCCGCAAAAAGAAAACATCTATGTCAATCCTGCGTGGAATCTTGGCGTGAGTGTTTCCAAATATGACAAGTTGTGCATTCTAAATGACGATTGTCTCATCAATCCGAGTTGTTTGACTCAGATTATCTGGAAGATCTCTCCCGATAAAGGAATATTTGGCTTCTCTGAATTAAGTTATTGTGGTTATTCTTTTGAAACATTCGATCAGCTGTGTTCTATGGGTTTCGGTTCTTCCGTAGAATTCGAGGAAGTAGATGTAAGAAATAACAAAAAGTATTCTGGATTGCCGCATTTCTCTTATGGGAGCGTAATGTTTCTTCATAAACAAAGTTACTATACAATTCCAGAAAAATTTAAAATTTATTTCGGCGACTTGTTTATTTTCTTGATGAATTTAAAACATAAGAAAATTAATTATACAATTGAAGACGGTTTGGTTTGCACCAACATGTCATCAACATCCAGCAGCAAAAATCCTCAGATAGAGTCTCAATTAGAGTATGAGATAAAGATATCTTTCTCAGAGAAAGATCTTTTATGATTTGTTTGCAAGATATGAGTTGACCAAGATCTTGCTCTATCCCGAATAAAAGCAAAAAAGAAAAAGGTTGCTAAATCGAAAGAAATATGGTATAATAATAATACAAAGGGCATCTACAAATTCATGATGCGTGACAATTTTAAAATTTATCATACTGATAAGGTGAACAAAAATGAGTCTACTCGAAAAGTTAAAGAAAAACACGACGATTAAAGATACTGCTATTCTTGCAAAGTCTAAGTTCTTTGCTGCCAAGGATATGATTCAGACCAGCATTCCTATTGTCAATGTTGCATTCTCTGGTGATCTTGATGGTGGCTTTACTCCTGGACTTACGATGTGGGCTGGTCCGAGTAAACACTTTAAGACTGCATTTAGTCTCTTGATGGCAAAAGCGTATCAGGACAAGTATCCTGAATCTGTTGTTCTATTTTATGATTCAGAGTTCGGTACGCCACAAAACTATTTCACTTCATTTGGTATTGACACTAATCGTGTTGTCCATACTCCAGTTACAGATGTTGAGCAATTGAAGTTTGACATCATGAATCAGTTAAGCAATATCGAGCGTGGTGAGAGAATAATGATTGTCATTGACTCGATTGGCAACTTGGCTTCAAAGAAAGAAGTTGAAGATGCGCTTGATCAAAAGTCTGTTGGTGATATGACTCGAGCAAAGCAGATTAAGTCTTTGTTCCGTATGGTCACGCCACACCTTACTCTGAAAGATATCCCAATGGTTGTGGTGAATCACACCTATATGGAAATTGGTATGTTTCCTAAAGCAATTGTCGGTGGTGGTACAGGTTCTTATTATTCGGCTGATAACATTTACATCCTTGGTCGCCAGCAGGAAAAAGATGGAACTGATTTAATTGGATACAATTTTATTATCAACGTTGAAAAATCGCGTTATGTTCGCGAAAAATCCAAGATCCCAGTTACTGTTCGGTTTGATGGTGGCATTAGCAAGTATAGTGGTCTACTTGAAATGGCTCTTGAATCTGGTCATGTAACCAAGCCCAATGTTGGTTGGTACGCCAAAGTTGACACTAAAACTGGTGAGGTTGAAGCAAAGAAGTGGCGCATTGCTGATACTGAATCATCTGAATTTTGGGATAGTATTCTATCTAACAATTCATTTAAAGAGTGGATTCGTAAGAATTATCAATTCAGTTCTGCTGTTGCTGGTAGTCTATCATCTGATGTAGAAGAGTCTGAGGATGATTAAAAATCTAATTGCTAAACTTGAATTTTGGTACGTCAAGAAATTCTTCAAAGTTGATAAACAGTACACCTTCTTCGTGGACCTCAATGGTCCACCTGGAAGTTTTGCTGTTAAATTCTTGGAAAAATATGATGGTGTAATCATCGAGTATACTGAT